CGTTGGCTAGGAACTCTTCTGTCTATCTCGACATCAAGCCGATCAAGCAGCAGGAGATGCGTGAGCGTGGTTTGTACTGGCGTGAGCATGACCCTCTATCTTCTACCGAGTTTTCGTTCACTCGTTTCCTGACACCGTATCTTGCAGGATACGAAGGGTGGGCATTGTTCATGGACTGTGATTTCCTCTGGCGAGGCGACGTTGCAGGGATCATGGACTACGCTGACCCGAGCGTTCCTGTCATGGTGGTGCAGCACAGGTACAAGCCGAAAGAGACGACCAAGATGGATGGTGCTGTACAGCACCAATACCCGAGAAAGAATTGGTCGAGCCTGATGCTGTTCAACTGCGGTCACGAAAGCGTGAAGCATGGGCTGACACTAGAGCAAGTCAACATCGGCACTGGGATGTACTTGCATCAACTCAAGTGGGCAGGGACGCACATCGGTGCGCTACCGATTGCATACAACTACTTGGAAGGGTGGCATACGAAGAACGATTGTCCGAACCCGGTGGCTGTTCATTTCACCCGAGGTGGCCCGTGGTTCAAGGATTGGGGCAACGTGGAATATGCCGACGAATGGTTAGCAGTAGCGAAGGAGATGTAATGTGAGTGAAGAAAACGTAATCGTGGATATTGGAGATGACTTTATCGGAGTGTTCGATAACGCATGCCCTGCCAAATTGTGTGACGAATTAAGAAGTTACTTTGATATTTATCATGCTGACGGATATACATACGACCGGGCTACTAGTAACAACGAAAAAGATAGATTGAAGATAGATGATGTCGCTTTAAGTATGACCGGAATGAATTTGGTGTACGAAATAAATATACGGGGCGTGGGTAAATTATTTAATAACTATTTTTGGGCTAATTGTTACGCGCCGTACGCTAGTAAATTCACTGCTTTGAATCACACAGACCCGCATAAAGTTATTAACTATAAATTACAACGTACCTTACCGATGCAGGGATACCATATCTGGCATTACGAGTCGATGGTAAGAGAAGCATCAGACAGAATACTGGCGTTCACTCTGTATTTAAATGACGTTGAAGAGGGCGGAGAGACCGAGTTCTTGTATCAAAAGCGTAGGGTAAAACCTAAAAAATCTAGGTGCGTAATATGGCCTAGCGGCTTGACTCATATACACAGAGGAAATCCTCCTTTATCTGGAGATAAGTACATATTGACTGGGTGGGTGCAGTTTTGATTGACTTTATTTTTAAACGGAAACAAATAAACGTAGAGTGCTTTGTGAATTCTCACAGGATTGCTACTACGTACCCTATACGTAAATCCATTCACTACATACCCGAATGGTGGAAGAAACTAGACGCTAAGTATTACGCTCCTCACAAGCTCACCAATAAACCGTATGAACACCCAACAGTGAAGAGTTGTTATGGCATAGTCGAACTATATAAAGCTGGTTTGATAATGCCCTTGTGGTCAGATACAGATATCTTTTTGGAAAAGACTGAAGAAGAGGCCTCGTACTCTTATCAAGCCGTATCGGAATCTGTGCGTATAGCCCAACACCATCCTGATGAATACGGAAACAACTTTAAAGATTTTCATCACATGAAGTTGGTTTCACCGTGGATTCTGCGAGAAAGAAGCGGAGTTCAGTTTATGTTTATACCTTGTACTTGGTCGCACCTCGCGGAAGCGCCTGAAATAAGAGTCGTGCCGGGAATTGTTAATTACAAGCATCAACACACAACAAACGTGAATTGGTTTGTGCCGCACACAAACGCATATTTCAGACTTGAAGCAGGGCTACCTCTTGTACAAATGATTCCCTTGACAGACAAAAAGATAAAAATTTCTACGCATGTTTTAGATAGTCTGGAATATGAAAAACTCAGGACTACTATGCACCATCATAAATTTAGGGTGGGGTTTCAGAAAGTGGTAAAAGAAAACCGGTGTCCTATGGGAGGATCGTCAAATGACTAGAGTAGAAGCGTCAGTAAAACCGCCGAAGGATGCGGAGTACGCCGAGTTGATCGTGGACAAGACCCACGTGAAACAGATACCGAGCGAGACGGTGTGGGCGAAGATCGGAGAAGATGGTGGGCTTGAGACTATTCGGTGGGACATCATTGAGATGTTTGCCAAGCAGTATGACATCGACAAGAACAACCGAACGCAGTCGCACATCATGTGCAAATTATTAGTATTGGTGCGAGATGACACAAGGAAAGAAAACAAAAGATAAGGCTTACACAAAACCGTCAAGATTTAATTTGGTGATTTCGTTTGAGCAATACAAAGTCTTGATGGAGCGCAAGCGGGAGGCCAGAGAAAATCATGACAGGGTGCGGTACAAAGACCTAGAGAAAGAATGGGGTATTAAACAGCACCACATGGCATCAGCGGTACATCGAGGGATAAAAGAGTATGACCACAGAATCGAAGCTGAAAGCGGTAGTAGACGATATATCCCCACCCGGATCGTGGAAAGACGAGTTGAACGCCGCCCCTTGGGGATATGGCCAGAGTCAGCAGTCGCTAGTCGAACGATCCTTACAGAACATACGGAGAGCGGGGTTGTCCGACGAGGCTACAGTCCTTTCGTTAGAGCTTCTTACTTTGAGGAATGAATTGGAGTATTTACGTGGAACTAGAAGATGACATACTAGATTTGATTCAGGCACTCCCTGCCAACATCAACGACACATCAACTACAACAGAGATGAAGTTCTTAACAGTTGGTAGCGTACTGTGGGCGTGTCGGGATGAGATTATTTATTTACGTCGAGAGGTAGCGAGGCTAAAGAATGACGGTCGTCGTAAAAGAAAGAAGGTGTACGGAGTGCAAGCGTAAATTCGCCAACCCGGAATCGTTCCGGTCGCACAAGTACAAGTTTGGTCAGTGCCGCTCAGTCGAGGCGATGGCGGTAATAGGTTTCGTAGAGACAGCAAAAGGGTGGAAGCATGAGTTTCGTAACACTTGATTTTGAGACGTACTATTCACATCAGTTCAGTCTCAGTCGGATGACCACGGAAGAATATATCCGTAGTCCGTTGTTTGAAGTCGTCGGCGTAGCAATGAAGATCGACGACGATGAGACGCAATGGTTCAGCGGAACCAAAGACGAGATCAAGGCGTGGCTGAATCAAGTTGATTGGAGTACGTCAGCCCTGCTGTGCCACAACACGCAGTTCGATGGCGGCATCCTGTCATTTATTTTCGACATTGTTCCTGCCTACTACTTCGACACCCTGTGCATGGCTCGGGCTAAGCATGGCGTTGATGTAAGCGGATCTCTGGCGAATCTGGTTAAGAGGTATAACTTAGGTGAGAAAGGTACGGAAGTCGTCGATGCCCTTGGGAAGCGTCGGCAAGACTTTGCTCCTGCTGATCTGCATCGTTATGGGGATTATTGCATTAACGATGTCAATCTTACTTACAAGTTGTTCAACCTTTTTATCGAGGATTACTTCCCGCAAGAAGAACTCGATCTGATCGACATGACTTTGCGGATGTACACCATCCCGACCCTGACGGTGGATGACGCGCTGTTGGTCGAGCGACTTGAAGAGATAAAGCAAGAGAAGAACGAACTCTTGGCGGGATTGAAAGGGGTACTAGACGTTGGGAGTGAGGAAGAGGTTCGGGCGAAGTTAGCCAGTAATCCTCAATTCGCTGCCATCCTGAAGGAACTCGGCATCCCTGTGCCGATGAAGATTAGTCCAACAACCGGTAAGGAAACGTTTGCACTTGCTAAAAACGACGAAGGGTTTATTGAGTTATTAGAACACGAAGACCCGCTCATCCAACAACTCTGCTCTGTCCGGTTGGGTACGAAGTCCACCATCGAGGAGTCACGCATCGAGCGGTTTATCGGGATCGGTGCGCGTAACGGTGGCAAGGTTCCAATCCCGTTGAAGTATTACGGGGCACACACCGGACGGTGGGCGGGGTCGGACTCGGTTAATTTCCAGAACCTGCCAAGCCGTGATAAGAAAAAGAAAACGCTGAAGAAGTCCATCATGGCCCCCGCAGGCAATGTAATTATCAACTGTGACTCTTCTCAGATTGAGGCGCGTGTGTTGGCGTGGCTTGCCGGTCAGGATGATGTCACCGCGCAGTTCGCCAAGGGCGACGATGTGTATTCGATCTTCGCAACCAAGATCTATAAGAAGCCTATCAGCAAGGCTGATCCGGTCGAGCGGTTCGTCGGCAAGACCTGCATCCTCGGACTCGGCTACGGCACAGGGGCTAAGAAGTTACAACACACGCTGAAGACTCAGCCACCGGGGGCTGACTTACCTGAAGACGAGTGCAAGCGCATCGTGAATCTGTACCGTGACTCTAACCACATGATCACGGACTTATGGCGTGACTGCGATAGTGCGCTACATCACTTATCGTCATGGCCTGATAATTTAAAGTCTTACCCCATAGGCAAGAACAGATGTGTATGGGCTACCGCGTCCGGGATACTTCTCCCGAATAAAATGTTTATACGATACCCCGATCTCAGACTCAGCGATAAGAAGTACATCTACAAGTCTCGCCGTGGTGTCACGAGTATATGGGGCGGGGCGATGGTTGAGAACATCGTGCAAGCCTTGGCTCGGATTATTGTTGGTGAGCAGATGCTCAAGATCAGAGAGCGATATCGACCTGTCCTGACGGTGCATGACGCCGCCGTGATCGTCGTGCCAAAAAGCGAATTAGACCAAGCAGTTGCGTTTATAACTGAAGTCATGTCTACTCCCCCTAGTTGGGCTAGTGGGTTGCCTGTTGCTTGCGAGGCCAAGTACGGGGAGTCCTATGGGGATTGTTAGTGATTCAGTGGTCGTTCAGCAGTCTTAAAGACTACATAAATTGTCCGAAGCAGTACTACCACACCAAGGTAGCCAAGGACTTTGTTAAGAAAACCACGGAGCAGATGCTCTATGGTACGGCTGTCCACAAGGCTTGCGAGGATTACGTCCGTGACGGGACACCACTTGCCAAGAATTATGAACGTTTTAAGCCACAGTTAGACGCGCTAATCGCGATAGCCGGCTCGCGATATTGTGAGCATGAGATGGCAATATCAAAAACTCACGAGCCGTGCGCGTTCGATTCGGAGGATAGGTGGGTACGGGGTATCGTTGACTTGTTGATTGTGGACGGTGCCGATGCTTACATCGTGGACTACAAGACCGGCAGCAACCGCTACCCTGACCCGAAGCAGTTAAAGTTGATGGCCTTGATGACCTTTGCTCACTTTCCTGAAGTTGAGCGGATCAAGGCGGGCTTGTTGTTCGTGATGCACAATACTTTCGTAACTGAAGAGTATGCGAGATCTGACATAAACAAACTCTGGGAGAGCTTCCTTCCAGTGCTAAGTGCAATTCAGATCTCTTACGACAACAATATGTGGATGGCGAAACCGGGGGGTTTGTGCGGATGGTGTCCAGTTAGTGCATGTAAGTTTTATAAGGAGCGATAGTATGAATAGAGATATTTTCGGTACAGATCCGTTTTATTTAGTTAGACAAGACGATCCCGATACGAGTCATGAAGCAGCGAGAGATGTAGATACAACCAAGTTAGAAAGAATGGTCTACGAAGCCATAAGGGGTTTCGGTGCAGACGGTTGTATTAGCGATAACGTAAGAGCGATTTACCCGACATACCCATACAGTTCAATCACGGCTAGATACAGAGCGTTGCTTGACAGGGGTATGATCATAGACACCGGCATCCGTAAGCCGGGTAAATCAGGACGCAACCAACGTGTCTTGGTAGCAACGTGTTGGATTCCAGAGGAGCAATTAAATGCCATACGTAAACAAGGCACGGCCATACAAGAAGGAATACAAGCAGCAGGTTGAGCGTGGCGAACACGAGAACCGCATGGAGCGCCAGCGTGCGAGGCGATCCTATGACAAGAAAGGTATTAGCCGAAAGGGTAAGGATATCGCCCACGTTAAGGCGCTATCCAAAGGTGGCAGTAACTCAACAGGAACTAAGTTGGAGCCACCTTCAAAAAACCGTTCTTTCCGTAGAACTTCTAGCGGTGCTATGAAATAATGCACGAGGCGTGAGTGTGCTGTAGGGGAGTTTCCCACCCACTTCTCCCCCCAATAACCGCGCCAGTTGACGATAGGGACTCGCTACCTCGATGATTCCCCCTAGGCGTCAGCCGTCTAGCCCACGATACGGGCCTTTAGTAACAAAGGTACAGTATGCAAATAGTAGATAACGCAGCGGTGCAAATAACCGCATCCAATAACTTCGCTACCGAAATCACATCTCGGCTAGAACGTAGCGAAATCCTCAAAGACAACAAGCATAGTAAGGAAGTCCTGATCTGTTGGGATCACGGCGAGATGAAAACTCTCGCTGAGTACCTAGATCGTTACCTCCCAAATCCCAACGTACCCAAGATCCCCTCGCCCATGCAGAGGGACTACGACTGGCCGGGATTGTACAAACCGTTTGATCACCAACGTGACACAGCAGAGTTCTTGTCCCTGCGCCAACGAGCCTTCTGCTTTAACGAAGCCGGGACAGGCAAGACATCGGCGGTAGTCTGGGCTGCTGACTATCTGATGAAACAGGGCATCATCAAGAAAGTACTAGTCATCTGCCCGTTGTCAATTATGTATTCAGCATGGCAAGCCGACATCTTCAAGACGGCGATGCACAGAACGTGCGGGGTCGCACACGGCTCGGCCTCAAAGCGTAAGAAGATACTAGAAGAGAACTTTGACTTTACGATCATTAACTATGACGGCACAGCAGTCATACTAGAAGACTTGCAGCAAGCCAAGTTCGATCTCATTGTTATTGACGAAGCCAATGCCTATAAGAGTCCAAGCACAAAGCGGTGGAAGAATCTTGCCAAGTTAATTCAAGCAGACACGTGGCTATGGATGCTGACGGGAACCCCTGCCGCACAGTCTCCGGTCGATGCGTATGGTTTGGCTAAGTTAATCAGCCCCGGTCGTGTCCCCAAGTTCTCAACTGCATGGCGTGACCGTGTTATGGCACAGGTCAGTAAGTTCAAATGGGTTCCAAAGAACGTAGCCACAGACGAGGTGTACCGTGCCCTACAACCGGCGATTAGATACACCAAGAAGGAATGTCTGGATCTCCCAGAAATTATTTACCAAACCCGAGACGTACAGCTAAGCCCGCAGGCGTCCAAGTATTACTATGCGTTAAAAAAGCAATTACTGATAGAAGCAGCCGGAGAGCAAGTCTCCGCCGTCAATGCGGCAGCGGCTCTTAACAAACTTCTACAGATATCCTCGGGGGCTGTGTACACGGACAAGCATGACGTTGTGCAGTTCGACATCGCACCTCGTTTAAATGCGCTCAAAGAAGTGCTTGAAGAAACTACCAACAAGGTTGTAGTATTTGTTCCGTTCCTTCATGCTATCGACATCGTTGGGGAGTTCCTGACGAAAGAAGGCATAACGAACGAGGTAATAAACGGGAGTGTTTCGGCACAGAATCGGCACGACATTATCAACCGATTCCAAACTGCGACAGATCCCAGAGTCCTGATTATTCAGCCTCAATCGGCATCACACGGCGTAACGCTAACTGCTGCTGACACGGTTGTTTTCTGGGCACCGGTGATGTCAGTAGAGACGTATCTACAGTGCATTGCTCGTATTGAGAGAGTAGGCCAAGTCAACAAAATGTCAGTGGTGCATCTGCGTGGATCGGAAGTTGAGAAGAAGATCTACACCATGCTCCAAGGCAAAGTTGACGATCATCAAAAGTTAGTAGACCTGTACAAGCAGGAGTTAGAGGAAGTAGAAAATGGGTAACACAGATGAATTAGTTGAAGCGTATTTGTTAATACGCTCGGAGCGCGATAAGTTGCTCCGCGAGTACGAGTTAGCAGATGCCAAGTTGAAAGAAGACATGGCTAAGTTGGAAGCAGTCATGCTTGAGATGTGTAATGCAGTCAATGCTGACAGTATCAAAACGAAGCACGGCACAGTCATGCGGAAGTTGAACGAACGTTTCTTCTGCCAAGACTGGGAGAATTTCTACAAGTTCGTTTTAGATGCTGAGGCAGTTCAGTTGCTTGAGAGACGCATCCATCAGAGCAACTTTAAGCAATTCCTTTCGGAGACCGCTATGGACGGTTTACCGCCGGGAGTAAATGTGATGCGTGAGTACGGTGTTTCAGTGCGTAAAGCCAGTAAGTGAGGAATTTATGAGTAACGACATTATTACAAGTTTGAAGAACCAACTCGCCCAGATTCAGGGTGGTGTTGATGACGATACCCGTGCAGTTGCCGGTGGTGGCGGTGCCGCTAAGCGCATCTCTATCAAGGGCGGCGTGTTCCGCAAGATGGCGGGGGGTAAGGAGATCGGCTCCATCGAAGATCGTCACATGAATGTGATCTTTGTGAAGATGGCTCACGCACCGAGCCGCACTTACTACACGGGTGCATACAAGGAAGGTGAGAAGATCGCTCCGGTTTGTTGGTCGTCAGACTCTAAGGTTCCTGACCCGGAAGTGAAGAATCCGCAAGCCTCCGCTTGTGACAAGTGTCAGTACTCTGTGAAGGGTTCTGGTCAAGGCGGCAGCGGTGCTGCTTGTCGTTTGTCGTGGCGTACGGCTGTTGTCCTGCCGCAAGATCCGAACGGGGATGTCATGCAGTTGGTTCTCCCGGCTACGTCTTGCTTTGGCAAGGAAGAGAGCGGTAAGTATCCGTTCCGTCCGTACATCCAGATGCTTGCTAACAACAACATCTCGGCAGGTCGCGTAGTGACTAAGATGCAGTTTGACACCAAGTCGCCTGTACCGAAGTTGCTGTTCTCGCCTATTGGCGTTGTACCTGAAGGGGACGCTGAGGCTGTGCAGCGTCAGAAGGAAACGAAGGCAGCGGAGAACGCTGTTAAGTTGACCGTGTATCAGCAGGATGAAGGCGAGGAGACCGTGGTTGTCGCTACGGCTACGAGTGCTACATTCAATCCTGTAGATGAAACGGCTGTTGCTGAACCCGTCGTTCGTGAGACCAAGAAGGTTGAACCGGCTGCGCCGTCTGGAGACGCAGCGGATGTCATCAAGAAATGGTCTAAGAAGGGTTGATCAATGCCTCGCACGTACGGCGACAAGTTGCTACTTCAACTGCAACAGGCAGACGCTACTCTGTTAGGAGTACAACTTGGTCGCCTATGTGTTGAAGCGAACCTTCCGGTTGTATACGTAGCCGAAGCGTTGAATGTCTCCCGTAATACGGTGCATTTGTGGTTTAGGGGTCAGATGATGTACGAAGACAAGCGCAAGTTAGTCGAGGCTTTCATGCACCTTGTCAAGCAGGATATCGAGGCCGGTACACTCCCTGCACACAACCTTAAACAAGCAAAGACCTACATAGAGGAGATGATTGGCCGAACTATTTGAGGTGCTACTCGTGGTTGGCGGGGTGGCTGTCGCCCCGCCTTTTTTATCTAAGTGGGTTGGTGTTCATGCGAAAACAATTTTACGAGAAAGTACTGCCCCCGCATGGCATCTACTGCGTTACCGAGATTGCTGTAGACAAGAAGGTAGTTAATCGGTTTGCAGAGAGCCTTGACGAGGTTGAGAACTTAGTCGAACAGATCAATTCAGAAGGCAAGAATGCGTTCATTGCTCTGAGTAATTTCAGCGGCCATAGTCGTATGGGCGACTACGCTTTGTCTTGCCGTTCTTTCTTTGTTGATCTAGATGTCAAACCAGATAAGCCCGGTCATTACAGTAGTAAGGCCGAGGCAATCGAAGACCTAGATCATTTCCTAAAAGTGACAGAACTTCCCCCGCCTGTCGTTATTGACTCAGGTAACGGCATTCACGCGTACTGGCCGTTTGAAGAAGCCGTGCCGATTGCAGAGTGGAAGGCGTATGCAGAGAAGTTCAAGCAACTCTGCTTGGATCATATGAAGATTGATCCTGTGGTGACGGCTGACATCACCCGGATTATGCGTTGCCCTGAGACGTTGAACTTCAAGACTGATCCCCCGAACCCGACTTCGTTCCTGACAGACGAGATCAACCAGTACGACTTCGCCGCCTTTAAATATTACTTAGGTGAAGTGGAGATATCGACCGGATCAATTCTTGATCTTGTGCCGAAGGGACTGGACGACGATACCCGGCAGATAGCCAAGTTCGACAACTTTGAAGTTACCTTTCAAGACATCGCTGAGATGAGTCTGGACGGTAGCGGTTGCAACCAGATCAGGAATGCCCTGATCAACTCCAAGACCCTGCCTGAACCTGTGTGGCACTCGGCGTTGTCTATCGCACGGCACTGCACGGATTGGGAAACCGCCATCCACTTGATGTCCGAGGATTACCCCGGATATAGCCCTGAAGCCACACTTAGGAAAGCGAATGAAACGTTTGGTAAACCGCATAGTTGCGAGATTTTCGCGCAACGAAACCCCGGTGGATGTGACGGATGTCCTCATAAGGGACGAATCACCAACCCACTTGCCATTGGAAGGAAGTTTGTTGCAGCCCCGGCAGAGGAAGTCACCGAGGAGGTCGCAGTTCGGGTCGAGGCGAATCCCCAAGAAGTTCCGCCATTTCCTAAAGCGATCCTACCCTATGTACGAGGACGAGCCGGGGGAGTTTACTACTTACCCCCCTCCGAAGAAGACGACGATGGAGTAAAGATCCAGCCACAGCCGGTACTGATATCGACTAATGAATTCTTCCCCATCAAGCGAATGTACGGTGAGTCGGACGGTGAACTGTTCCTTGTCCGGATCAAACTGCCTCACGAAGTCCGTGAGAAGTACATCTCGATGGGCGAAGCGCAGTCGGTTGATAGCCTGAAAGACATTCTTGGCAAGGCCGGTATCGCACCGCCGAACCAGAACCTATGGCCTAAGATCGTGGATTACATTATGAAATGGGCACACTACCTACAGAGCCAGAACGCTGCCGACAAGATCTGTCACCAGATGGGGTGGACGGAAGGCAACGAATCGTTCTTGATCGGTGAGACCGAAGTCCTTGGCAACGGGGTCACTCGCAGGGCGGCATCCAGTCCCCTAATACGTGACATATCGCGCCTTATGCGTCCGAAGGGTGACTTTCAGGTTTGGAAGGATTGCATCAATCAACTGAACCGCCCTGAGTTGGAGATGCAAGCGTTCGGCTTGTTTATCTCGTTTGGCTCCCCGCTGATGCGGTTTACATCCACAAACGGTATGACGTTCTGCTTCACGGGTACGTCAGGCGCAGCCAAGTCTGGGTCGCTCTATGCAGCACTCTCTGTATGGGGTTCGCCCAAGCCGCTGAGCGTGTACGAGTCTACGGACAACGCCTTCAACAGCCGCGCCATGTCGCTCAAGAACATCATGATGGGCATGGACGAGATTCAGGAGAAACCGCCTGAGCAGATATCGAAGCTGATCCACCTTGTCTCTCAAGGCAAGGGCAAGATGCGTATGCAGAGTTCGATTAACGCCGAGCGTGAGCAGCAGGAGATTGCCTCCATGCTGTGCTTGATGTCATCGAACGTCTCGCTGTACGACCTGATCTTCAATAAGAAAGCTAACGCAAGTGGCGAGATCATGCGCCTCTTGGAGTACGTGCTTGTCCCGCCGTCGTACCTGACTTTGGAAGTCGGTAAAGAGATCTTCGACCCACTGCATCGCAACCACGGTCATGCCGGAGTTGCCTTCATGGATAAGCTCTTGACGATGGGCGACACGGAGATCCGCGCCCGTATTCAGAAGTGGAGTAAGCGTGTAACCGGTACGAAACTGGGCAGCAACGCAGCCTTCCGCTTCTACGAGACCGCCTTCAGTGCCATCTTTGCCGGTGCGGAGATTGCTAACGAGGCGGGTATTATTAACTTCGACATAGAAAGGATATTTGACAAAGTGATACTTGAAACAATCAAAGTCCGGGATAACACCCAGAAGAACAGCATCACAGACTATGAAGGTCTGATCGGTGAGTTCTTGAACGACCACTGGCGTAAGGGCACGTTGATCTTTGACGAAGGCCGGGTAGTGAACGAGCCGTTTGGTGAACTCGTAGCCCGTGTTGAGATCGGTAACTCGACGCAGTATGTCTCCAAGAATAAATTCAAGCAGTACCTGACTAGTCGTAGCGTAGGCACGGCTGAGTTTGAGAAAGCCTTGGAGAAATCGACCGTCAAGTTAGAGTCGAAGAAGATGCGACTGTCTACTGGTTGGAAAGCCGGTATGACGACCCCACCTATCCATGTGTACGCATTCCAGTACGAAGTACCAAAAGAGTTGTTAGATGACAATAAAGGTAGTGGAGCCTGAGTGGATCTTCCCCTTTGAGGGTATGGCGGTTGGGGATAGTTTTTTTATCCCCACGCTGAAGATTCCAGAAATGCTGTACGTGATAGACTGCCGAGCCAAGGCCGCTCAAGTACGAGTGAAGGCTTACGCCTCGTCCAAGGAAGGACACCTCGGCGTTCGGGTCTGGCGTACCGCTTAGTCTTTCTTCTCTTCTTCCTTGCCAAACATCCGCTTGAGTATCGGCGGGGGCGGTTCTTCAAACTCCTTGCTCAAGGCAGGACGCATCTTCGGCGGCGAGTAGATACCGAACGTGGACTGAGCACCGCGACTACGCCGCGTATTGTAAGAACTAATGATGCTTTCTGGCGTGATACGCATACCGTATTGCTTGACAGTCTCGTTCTCGTTGAACTTATCAATCGCAGCCTTGGCTTCTTTCTTGCCCTCATCGTCTTCGCTAATACGAGCCAAGTACATCCTATCGAGGAGAGCCTTCTTCCGATTCTCCAAGTCATTAATCTTCTTCGCCTTGTCTCCGGCGAGTTCTGAACGACGCGCTACTTCAACAGGCGTAAAGCCAAGAGACTGCATAAACAGTTCATACTTGTTGAAGTCATCGTATAGAACCTTCTTATCTCTAGTCAGCGCACCTTCCGTGTAGTACCGGTACGTTTTCAAGTTGTTCCGAATGAACGACGGCGTTACCGCCTCAACCGCACGGTCGTAATGACCTTCCTTGTAATCCTTATATCCTCTGAATATGCCCATAGCCGCAGCGTAGGACGGACCGAAGATCTGCTCCATTGCGAACAGAATCGGGCCTACTTCTTCAATACGCTTGTCATCGTCTTTCCACAGTAAGTTGGCAAAGCCTGTACGGGAGGCGATATCAGCCATCAGTAGTTCGTTGACCGGACCCTTATTAGCAATCGAATTCACCGAACCACGCACGGCTGCCGCTGCACTCCACGGCTCATCTTCGTCGCCAAGAATGTCATGCAGTATGTCGGCCATCACGGTCCCGGCCCCGAAGAACGGCATTCCCTGAATACCCGCAAACGTGAAGGCCATCGCGGAGATACCCAAGAACTGCTTGGCAGCAAGTTTCTGAACTTCCCGAGTCTCGCCCTTGACTGCATCGCGCAACAACTTGGCTTGCAGGTAAATCATCGTCTGGGCGAAGTTCTTGAAGGTGAACGCCACCTTACCAAACCCGCTCTGAAATACTCGCGGCGAAGTCTCGGTCAGGGTTGTACCGTGAGTATCATTAATGAAGTCGATAGCGGTGTTGATAGCTTCGTCTACCTTGCCACCATTCTTCTTCATCTCTAGGTTGAACGCTGCAATCAACGTGATTTCACGGTTGTAACGCTCAGAGTTTTGGAATACCCAACCTAGCACCTGCTCGGTCTTAGCCTTTAGACCGATGTAATCCCCCATCCCGTAGTTCTGTTTCCTGCCTTCGATAACGTCATACCCCGTCGAGCGACGGATCGCACTCTGCCGTACAGCAGCGTCGTACAACTTCTTCAGCGGAGAATTAGCCGGTAGGCCGATACCAAACGAGAAGTCAGACGGGAACCGCTTCGCCCCGCCGGGGATGTTGTCGTTATCCCAACCGCCCTTCATATATTGTTTCTGGGCGTCAGCCATCGCTTTCGTGGCATCCACGTTGCCGTACTTACCGGCAAGCATCGGGTAGACCACCATCGGCAACTGCGTCAGGTTGATCAAGGCCGTCGAGACGTTACCAATGATGTACCAGTAGTAACTAAACGAGGAGAGCGTGTTAACCAGAGGGCTGTTGGCAGGATCACGAAGGTAATCCATCTGCAACTCTAGGTTCTGCATCAACTTGTTGATTGCAAGGTTTTTGGACTGGGCAGCGGCAGTCTTAGCCTCCTGCTCAATCTCGCTGTATACCTTGTCAATCTCAGGTATGTATTCCAGATTGGTAAGTTGATTCGCCATACGGGATGCAACCGTGGCGTAAACATTCATTAGATCAGACTCATAACCCTTGTACCCATCACGGGTACGGTACTGCTGTCGCACCGACTGAGCAGGAATTAAATCCAAATACATTTCAAACAAGGCGCGTTTAGTCGCTTGCGGAGCGCCCCGCTTATCCAACTCATCCAGAATACCAAAGAAGAAAGGCCCACCACCGGCTTGTTGAAACGCACCTTCAACACGAGCAAACTCTTGCATAGCAGTTCGAGGAATACCCGCCGCAAGTGCCTCCTTGATAGCCATCTCACGTTCGCGGTTAGACTTGAACGACATAACCACGGTTTCGTTATTCTGGTCTTGGTAGCGCAGCCAGTAGTCACCCTCACGGAACAAGGGTAAGTAGACCTTCAGGCGCTTCTGCGCCATCTGCCGCTCAAGTTTACGTGCCGCACGCTTGGACAGGTTCTTTGAGATGAGCTTTAAGTACTCATCCGACATGTCCTTGTAACTCTGCAACATCTCAAAGTAGACCTTCTTCAGGTCAGCAGGCAGGGCGTTAAACTCCTTGGTAAGCGGATTGTTTGCCTCAGCCGGGTCATTGAAGTCGATACCCATGCGGCCATCAGCACCCACCAAGCGCGTGGATTCGTGCGCGATACGGTAGAAATCGTCCCGCATCTTCCGAGTCTTGCCGCTGATAACGTCGTTCCACTTACGAACATTTCTATCCAGAACTTCCTTGCGATCCTTGAGCGAACTTGCCCGTACGTTGACTACGTTGAGTAAATCACGGAGCTTCGGTAGTTCCTTCGCAAATAACTGTACCTGCTGAGGCAGAGACAGGAACGCATAGATACCCGAGCGCATATTGTCGGTAATGCGGGTCGAGTCGAGTATGTTGCGTACCGCTTCGTAGACGTTGCGGGTCAAGCTAGGCAGATTCTTAACCCTGTTACCAACCGCATTCAGCATGTAGTTGGTACGCATCCCCGGCATCGTGTCGGACTTGAGCCATGCAGAGATATCTTCCGGACCCATCTTGTCCAAGAAGTCAGCCACGGCCTTGTTCGGAACAAATTTGTTACCGGTTAGCTCGGAGACAATCTTACGGATCTTACGAGCGATGTCGGCAAAGAACTTCTGCACGACAGTCATGGGCTTCTTATTAGTCGTCGCCCACTTAGATACGTTGTCAGCAAACCACTCACTGAACGAAGTCCAGTACTCAAGATCCTCACCCGAGAATTTAGCTCCGGGGGCTATCCTAAAAATAACAGTTCTTTCGTCTGCTGATACCCGATTGCGCGTAGCCCGAACAATATCTCGTGCGGTCTTACCTTTATTAACTTTAAGCCACTTTTCGTACTCTTCTTGGATTGCTGCCTTAACGTCACTTGAAGCATTGTTATAAGCAGTGATTTGTACAACGTGCCCTAATTCATGAGCAATCGTCTCGATGTTCTGTTCTATTGTTCTAGAAGAGTCGTAAACAATAATAAAATCTCTAGTGTTACCCCACTGTGCAGAAATACCTACCGTTTCTTTAGCACGCAGGTCAGGTAAAAGCCCGTTAATAGCATAGTCATTTGACATGCCATACTGGATCTTGGCTTTTTCCATCGCCTCTGCATACGACGCTCCAAGCGGCAGCATATCTTTTTTCGCCGCCAAAAATATCCGCACATCCCCCATGCCGAGCGTTTTCATCAAGCCCGACAGTAACTTCTCAAAGCGCGGATCAACGCTCTCAGATGCGACTACGTTGCTCTTGGCACCCGTAAACGGACCATCGGGCTTAGGTTCAGCCTCATACGAGCGGGTGCTATAGATAAGATCTGTTTCCCCCGCAAAAAAATCTTCAAACTCCCGTCGCTCAGCCTCTTCAGCCGTGCGGGGACGACGCTGCTCCAGAATACGACCGGATTCACGACGGAACGTGCCTACGTTGCCTACCGCAGACTTGATCTGGTTCGGGTCATATACGGCAAGGTTCTTAGTATTAAACTCTTTTACAAAGAACCCGTCATGCCCAAGATTTTTGATGAGGCGTTGAACAGGACGAGATTCAATGACCGGCCAAGATCCTTCTTCAACCAAACGTCTAAACTCAGGCGTAGATAAGGCGACATCTCCTAAAAAGAAATTGCCGACGATGGCTTCTTTCACGCCGGGAGGCTGTTTGTTGTACTCGGCTACAAGTGCATCAACCTGTTGCGGGTTCTGGTAATCAAACGGATTGTCTGCCTTGATGTAGACAGGATATGTTGGTCCAGCATTTTTAACGCGGGTGCTATAAGTAAAACTTTCAGCAACAGTTGGGTCAGGTGACGCAAAAATAGCCGCTGCTCTACCACGACGAAACTGCTCAATGTCCCCTGCCGGAGACCCGTGGTAGTAAACAATCGGACGGTTCTGACTATCTTTAACTTTACTGCGTCCAAACCAACGCTTGAAATTAGCCAAACCTTCTTCGGTACTTTTGGTTGGTTTACCTACTTCTTCAAGACCTTCGCCTCCCATAAAAATGGGGCGGCCTTCGCTGTTCGTATCGGCAACGGGTTCTAGTGCAGGCTCGACTGCTCCTTCTCCCGGAACAACATCACTAGGAGTTCGTGCAGGAGGTTCCAGTCCTGCGACGGGAGTTTCCGGAGCAATTTGTCTTTGGGTAGTAAGTCCAGATGGAGGCACATTAGCGCCTCTTCCAACTGTTCCACCGACAGGCGGCTGAGTAATTGGCGGTGCTGTTGTTGCGGCTGCATCAGAGACACCCGGCTGGACAGGGGTAGTAGGAGTGACAGTGGGCTGTACATTTAGAGCTTTGGCAACGTCAGGTGAAACCCCCGCTGCCGTCACTTGGTCCTGCGTAATCGTAGGCTTAACGGGCGGCAACGTGCCATTCAGATGTTTGTAAAAAACGTCAATCTTTGTAGTAGTTCGATCAAATTCATTCTGTAAGTTGTTGCGGTATACGTCTAGCGGAATACGAGCGAGTGCAGCCTGTAGTTCAATTTGCTGCGGGTTAAAGAGGAGTTCTGCAAGCTGCTCTTGAGTGTCCTCTAACTTGTCGATTTCATCGTTGATTTGTTCGTTGTTCAGCGTCGTCACTTCATAACGAACGTTCTCAGGCGCGTCTTCAGCTGCCACTTTAGGCGGAGCATCAAGCAGTTCATCCTTCGACGCAGGTACAGCGGCCGCTGCCGGGGGAGGAGTAGGCGCAGTTGGGGGCGTGACAGTTGTAGCGGCAGGCGCAACAGGCGGTACTTCAGGCGGAGTCTCTCCCGGCCTAACCAACTCACGAACGCCCTGTACACCGGCACCGAGACCGCCGCCAACGATGGCCGCTTCAAGCGCAGTAAGTCCCGCAGTGCGAGGATCAAACCCTGCCTCGGTACCCGCAGTGGCACCTGCATAAGCAGCAGTTTCTTCGGTGGCTTCAGTACCTGCCTGAACCCCGGCTTCTTTACCAATACGACCAGCACGGGTAGCGGCTTCCGCACCCTTCTTCAACAAGCGTCCTGTAGCAAATCGCTCAAGACTTCCTTCAACGATGGCCGCGCCAGTAGCGGCAGCTACGTCAGCAACGGTTGCTTCGTCTAGCGTTTTGTTGTCATTAGCCAGACGCTCATTCAGGATCTCGTTAGATCGTGTGGCAATGTACGGAAGCGGTACAGTTACAGCCGCAGCCATGTCCGGAGCAGACGTAATCACGCGCTCAACGATGAACGGTACGGCAGTCAGTGGGTTGTCAGCCAAGTCACCGAGTTTTGTACTTGGCTCGTAATTAATCTCTCGGCCCCACTCGCGCAGACTGTTTGCCCAGTCGAACATGTACTGCATCTGATTTTCTTTGCGAACTTCTTCCAGAGACGGACGCTCTACACGCACGCCTTCTTTATCTGCAACAACGCGAGTATCAAGGACAGGAGCCTTCTCAGCGATGAAGTCACCGATGGATTCACCAGCACGGGCCGCAAGTTCAATACCTGATCCAAGAAGTTCTGCACCACGACCCAATGCGCCCATGAACGGGTTGGAAGTGGTTTCGGGTTGAGGCGAAGCGGCGGCTTGGCCTTCTGCTACGACCCACTGACCATTAACCAAAAAGGCTTTTTGCCCAGTTTGGGGGTTTGTGGCGGTCTGAGTAAACGGCACCCACCGACCATTGATCAGTGCAATGCGCTCACCCGTTTTTGGATTAGTCGCAGTTTGCAGGGCCATTTTAGATACTATTGGTCGAGGTTGAAGCCGGGCGGAAGTTCAGCAGATCCCATATCCCCCGTCTCTCCTCCCATAGTATCAAAGTCCTGTCCCAATGAGGCTGCTTCATAGTCTCGTCGTGCTTTGGCTTCAGCAGCCTGTGCTGCTCGGAGTGCTGCTCTAGTCTCAGCCGTACCAGATACAGCATCAGCCTCTTGAGCCTTTCTTAGCGCAGTGGTCGCGTTTCTATAGATATTTTGATAGTAACTTATCTGTGACCGATTCCCTGCACCGCCACGACCTGCATTCATATCGCTTATGAGACGGCGAATCTCACCATAAGTCGGGTTCGGCTCACCGTTCTCCAAGTACATCGGAGTAGTACGCAACGCTTCTTGCGCCCGAGCCAACGGCGAGTCCTTCTGAATCCGAGCCAATTCCCGTGCCCTTGCCGCTGCGTCTTCTCGGTCTTTGTCACCCTCAACAGCCTTAACGTAATCGGTAATTTTTGTATCCCGCAGCGTATTCGCAGCCGCAAGCTTCGTCTTGTAAGACTCCATATCACCCTGCTTAAGAGCTTCGCGGGCTTCTTGGCGCAGAACTTTCTCTTCCGCTGCCTTCTCCTTGGCGGCCTGAACTTTCTCACGGCTGGCGCGTTTACGCTCAACTGCCTTGGCCTTACTCTTAGCCATAGCAGACACGAGATCACCTGCATCAGAACCGGCTACGTCTGCCCAGAACGATTCTTCGTTGAGCGCAGCTTCTTCACCGGGCAGTAACCCGGCTCGTTGCTCAGCTTCTTTAGCCAATTCATCACGCATTTCAAGAGACTTAGCATACTGACCAAGCCCCGCTTCTTTGAGTTCCGCATCACGTTTAGCCAAGAATGCAGCGCGTCCTTCCGCAGTCTCAAGCGCCATCTGCTCACGCATCGCTTGTTGAGCTAACTCTTCATACGACTTAGGCAGCGTATACAGTTGGGGCGTGATGGACTTCGGTGCTTCCGGCTGACCGCCCTCTGCAAAAGCCACGATACCGCCCATGTTGAAGCCTTGCGGATTCTCCATTGCCCCCGCATCTAACGAAGCAAGACCCTGCATTTCAGGAGGCATCTCCGGTGAAGGAGGCATAGCACGCGGCGGCATCCCGCCAAGTCCACCGACAAGCGAAGACTCAAGATTGTTAAGTTGATCTTTAAGGTTGCCACCTTGCGGAGCTTGAGTCGGAGGCTGCTTCATTCGCTCAAATTGTTTTAGCAACGCATAGAGATCAACCAGCGGGGCGACACCCTGCTGCGCCATGCTCTTAACGTAGGTGATTGCCTGATCAACGGGCATACCCTTAGCCATCGCTCCTTGGAGCGAAGAGAGCATCGTCTTACCAGTTTCGCTTACCGGACCAATCATGGTTTAACTCCCGAAAGATCCAAACAGTCCACCAAGACCGCCAGTCAAACCCGCTATTTGCTGGAAAGTGCTCGGGGCTTGTGTATATACGTTACGTGTTTCCGCAGACGACGGAGTGCCGCGCAGCAAGTTCGACATGAACTCCAACTGCTTGTACGGGTACGACATCTCATCAATGAAGCGTTGGTAGTTCGACTCCAACATCTTTTGTTTCTGCGCTTGCTGCTGGGCACCGGCACCAAGTTGGGCACCGAGGATACCGGCCTGCTGTTGATACTGCTGTTGACCCAACTGACCAAGTTGACCTGCCGCAGCCAACTGCTGTTGTAAACCCTGCAAGCCAAGACCGGCACCGAACTGGCGAGACTGTTCGCCCAACTGTGTACCAGCAAGACCGTACTGCGCTTTTGTAGCAGCATCAGCCATTGCCTGTTGTGACGCTTGTTGGAAAGCGTTTTGAAGGCCCGTCGCCTGAATGTTCTGTAACTGTTCGCTTAGATTGCGCTGACCTTCGGCACGGACAAGAGCCTCACGGGTACCACCCTTTGCGCCAGCACGAGCAGCGGCAGCGGCCATGCCCGGAAGTTGCCGACCGTAGTCTGCAATCGCCTGACCCTTTTGCTGCTCAACCACGCCCTGCATATAGGGCGACATATATTTATTAAGACCGCCCGGCTGATCGAAAGCAGACTGGTAATACTGTTGCTGCTGAAGAGGGTTGTATCTAGCAAGATCCTGCGCCTGAAGCGCGGCCAGCCCTGTGAAGCCAGTTGCTTGAGAGGTCTGCGGAGAGACCTGCATACGGGACAGGTCATTATATGCCTGACGCTGAAGGGGACTTTCCCCGGCTACTAGTTCGCCGCCGTAGGGCTGGAACCCAGACTCAAGTTTTCCGGTTTGCGGATTGAGTTTGGGATAGGTCAGTGCCGCACCAAACCCAAGTAAGTCAGTGGCGTACCCTTTCGCCCAATCTGGGATGTTGGACGTAATCTGGGTTGTAGTGGTCGGAGTCGTAGTAGACATCTTTGTACCCTCTATCGCCGCTTCTTGGCGGGCGTTGCACGGGGCAGGAACTTATCGGGGTTTACTTGGGGGGCTTGCTTGCCGGTCCCCGTTCGCGCACGACGAATCTGCTCCATCATTTTATACAGTTTTTTCGCACCTGCCTCGGTCGATCCGTTGCCAAGATGCGACACCACATCGGCGGGGATGACAAACTCACCGTCTGCCAAAGCCGCTCTCTGCACCCCCTTACCTCGGATTACGGCAGGGATATCGTCAGACATACCATCTCCCGGTCCACGCAGGAGCTTACCACCTGCCTGATATTCAGGCATCGACGGCATACCGCCTTGGGCAAACCCGAAGTTATAGCCGTCAACCGGGTTCACCGCCCCGCCCAAACGAGGATCACGGGCAGGCAAAGAGGCAATACCGCCCATCTGATACTTCTTAGTCTTCTTCACGATGCCTCCGGAGGCCATATCCCCATCTTGTCCATTTTTAACGCCGCACCCATACCATTTTTCAAACTCGGTTGGTCGGTACGGTAGCCCTGAAGCGTCAATACATATCGTTGCAATACAACGGTTATAAGTCAGATCAAAATAAGCCCCAAACGGGCATTGCGGCTGTTCCCCACCTTTATCAGGGTCGTATTCACCGTCGCCATCACCACGCCCACTGCACGGGTAATCACCGTTGTAAGCACGAGTATAAGTTGAGTTGTCAGGGCACGTGCCGTAGCACATACCGTCACGTTCAACTTCGTCCTCACGACACTTTTTATCTGCCGGAGGCGGGGGTGGCGGGGGAGGTGGAGGCGGCGGAGGCGGTGGGGGTGGTGGAGGTGGCGGCGGAGGAGGTGGCGGCGGATCATCATCTTCCGCAGGAACACAAACAATAAAGCCAAGCGCAGCCAGCACCGGATCAGGCTTAGTACCCGGAGGGCAATTATCTACCGGCGGAGGTGGAGGCGGCGGGGGCGGTCTATCAGTTACACACTTACCATCCGGTCCCGGCGCTTTCCCGTTCGGACAAAGACAGGTGTCTTTGTTGGTGTCATAAATAAGCCCCGGAGGACAAAAGTCTACGCAACGGAGTTCGCCCGTGTACGGGTCCGTCATTTTCTTCTGATTTGGTTTGCATTCCTCATCAGGCAACTTCGGGCACTTTTCTCCCAACTCAGGATAGACAATGCTTCCGTCATCGCAGATTAAGTACGGCGGCGGAGGTGGCGGGGGAGGTGGAGGCGGCGGAGGAGGCGGTGGCGGCGGAGGAGGCGGTGGCGGAGGCGGTGGCGGCGGACCCGGCTTACACTCTTGCTCAACAGGAATTACGGACCCATCCGGGCAGGTCTTAGTCTTTGGGCTATCAGGAGCGTCTTTACATTTACCCGTTACAGGATCAGGTAGAGATCCATCGGCGCATCGGCTATCGCTATCGCCCTTACACTTGCCAGTCACAGGATCAGGTAGAGATCCATCGGCGCAGCGATTATCACTATCGCCCTTACACTTGCCAGTCACAGGGTCAGGTAGAGACCCATCGGCGCACTTATTCTCACCGGCACATTGACCGGTTACAGGATTGGGTAGAGACCCGTCTGGGCACTTTTCCGTTCCCCTGCACAAACCCGTTACAGGGTCAGGTATAGACCCATCCGGGCACTTTTCTGTACCTTTACATTCTTGATCCGCAGGAATGACAGAACCATCGGAACAAGTCTTAGTCCCTGTACCCCTGCACTGACCAGTCGTCGGGTCAGGTTTAGACCCATCCGGACAAGTATTACCTGTACCGCATTCCTGATCTGAGGGAATAATTGACCCATCAGGGCAAGTCTTAGTACCCCCGGTAGTCGGACACGGATCAAGTCCCTGAACAATACGGGTTAAATCTGGCGCACTTCCGTCAGGACATTTTAATTCTGGCGGAGGAGGGGGTGGAGGAGGCGGAGGTGGCGGAGTCGGACCATCCGGATATTTAACTACCGGACCATAGTTAGTCGTACCACGCCTCTGCGTGGTTGAGAAATAGTCCCCCATATCTACCGGCGCACGGGCCGTGGGAGGGACAAGTAGTGAACGGTACCAATCTGCGATGTCCCCAGTAGCTATGCCACCTGCCGGTACTTGAGGCAGACGGGTCATCGGATCGCGGTTTAAATTGTCGCCCTGCGCTGAACCGGTGCCTGTGGCACCAGCGCGATAATAGTCAGACAGGGCGGGAGCGAAAGGGCGGAGATTCTCGAAATACTTCCGCCTCCTTTCTTCTTCAGTCTCCGTTGCACCACCTTCCGCATAAGCAATACCGCCCGAAGCCATCTGTAGTCCGTAGCGGCGGTCATCTTGTGGGCTGGGCTGAGGTCTTGGCGGCGGCTGCGGCTGGCTTTGTCCGGTCGTTTGCCCCGGCTGCTGAGTCGTAGTCGGAGGGCGAGTGTAGTCAGGGTACTGTGTCGTAGTCCCTTGGTCTGTGTATCCCCCACCGATAAAGTACGGCTGCCCCGGCTGCGTAAAGAACAGCGGATTGACCTGCCCACGGCTGTACTGCACGTTGCGATACTGCGTCGGCTCCGGAGTCGGGATGCCCGGACGCTGCCCCGTGAGCTTCTGCTCAGCCTTCTTAGTGGCATAGAGCATGATGGCGTCCATGATCGGATCGCCCGAACGGAACAGCCCCTGCTGTCCTTGCTGAGCCTGTCCTTGCTGAGCCTGTCCTTGCTGCGTAGTGCCCGTCTGACCGCCGCCCAGCACTCGACCTAGCAGAGCATCAAGACCGCCCGTGGCGGGACTTCTACCGAGCGGAGCCTCAACCGTGGGCTTAGTGTCCATAAGACCCGGCGCAATCTCACCGAAGTCATCCGCACCACGACCAGCTTCCTTATAGCCAACAGGACCGGCGATGCCGGGGATCTTCCTGCCTTGCTGCATTCCAGCCGTGATACCGCCGAGCAACTTAGTCCCGGCGTAGGCTTTCATGCCCGCCTCAAGACCCTTTTGCAGATCACCCTTGACGGCACCGTAGGCAGCGCCGGTTAGAAGGGCTGTGGTTTGAGGGTTATTGATGATAGCGTTACCGACGCTCGTCACGGTCGGTTTGATCGTTTTCCACGTATTTCGCAAGAAATCCGTTAGCCAAAACGCTTCCGGCAACCCGGTTTGTGGGTTGAAAGTCAGGGGTAAGCCGTTAGCGGCTGCGTACTCTTTAAGTACCTGAACTTCTTCGGGGTTCATGTGGACGAGGGTGGAGTCCCCGCCACGGCCTTGAGCGGCTACAAGGGATGCTAACCCCGCCGCAGGATACTTATCGTTCATACGACCCCCGTGGGGTAAAGTTTCTTAAATAATATCATGTAGCCGCCTGATAAATAGCCGAGCCGTAGTTCGACACCCAAACCACGCTTAAGATGATGGACGGGATGGCTGGCCTGTTGTTAGTAGCTGCCACGTACGGAATGATGACAGCCGTATCAGCCGCTTCCCAAGCCAACTCAAAGTAGTCGTTGGCCTCCATCACAAGCACAAAGTTCCAAGCCGCCACGATCTCGCTGTTAGGACCGTCAATAACGATCTTGGTATTTGAGTCCGGTACGTTGACTCCGTTAATCCGGGGCCAAATATAGACCGCGCTTGCACTACCGCCAGACTTGTCTAGCTGAGCGGAGAACTGAAAGTTGTATACACCAGTATTAGCGACGTAAATTTTGGAAGTCGGGGTACCACGAGTAACTTCGTAGTCCGAAACGACTGAGTTATACGTAAAAAGATTGATAGCGTTGGATACCGGGTTCGTCTGCGTCGTAGTGTCGAAATACGAAGCATGTGGAGTAGGCGCGTTGATCCGGTTTGAGACTTGGTTAAAGTACAGACGCAGGACGTTATTGAACTGCTCCATACCACGCTGATCGTATTGCCGAAGCGCAACCGGCAAATTTGGCGGAACTACACCACGTGGAGTTGTCATTACCGGCGACCATCCGGCCTGATATCAAGACGCAGCGCACCTACCTGCCACGACACGCCAAGCCCAGAAGATCCGACACGTACAGCCATCTGCCTACCGCGAACCCGAGTAAACAACTGCTCGGTATAGATCTCGTACGGCAGTACTGCCGTGGCATTGACCTGTTCTATATCAGGAGTGCCGTACGCGGAGCCGGGGTAGTTGCGCGGATAGATCGAGATAGTAACTGACGGTGAAGAGGTCGTAGACCCCAAGAACTTGATGTCCGGAATGATGCGGGAGACGAAACCAAAGTTATGCCCGTCGCCAATGTCAAAGTCAGACGACTCAATAAAGCAGTCAATCGGCTGCGCCACACCCGTCGAGACATCATCCCAATCCACTTCGTGATACAGCACTTGATTCGGTGCCGTCATCGAAACGGTAGTACCCGTCGTGTGAGACGCAGCCGTTGAAGCCACTCCAGCAGGGCTATTCGCACCTCGCACACATCCAGTCAGAGTGTCGTTGCTAACGCCTGTGTAAGTAATGTACTCACTATCAATTAATACTGTACCGGCTCGTGGATACGACGAAGCTTCAAGCAGAGCGATAGAAGTGACAGATGAATTGATGTCTGTCGCAAGGTAAGAAGTCTGGATGCTGAACGACAGCATCGGATAGTCGCGGATACTCTGCGGAGAGAACGCAGATCGGTTCAAGCTGCCGTACGACCATACGTTTTCAAGGTAGTTGTAGATCACTACCGTGTCATTCACCGTGCTGCCCGTGCTTGGGTAGAACCACCAGATTTCACTGAATGCTTCGTTATTACCGCACATAACCTGTGCGATCTGATCTTTATTTAATGTGCTGAAGATATGCTGACGGATCGTGCAGGGCAGTGTGTTTACGCGACCGTCGTATACGAAGAACTTATCTAAGCCCATCCAGTACACGGCGTTGTTGACGTTGATCACCGCATTCTGAGAGGCAATCGAAACGTCCTGATCAAGCAGGGTGAATCCAAACACAAACGGAGGCCCGAGGTACTGCATCGAGTACACAGCTGTATCCGTCCAAATCACAATTTCCTGACGAGCAGTTGTCGCCGTTACGATCTTGGAGCCATTAGCAATACGTTGCTCACCTGACTGGTTAGTAACTTCAGGCACCCATTCATACGGGTTGTCTGCATCCGACCAACGCACTAACAACGGATCAAACGACGTACTGAAATTAGTCGGGTCGTAAGGATTAGATCCAAAGCAAACCGTAAAGTCGTCAACCGGAGAGTCAATAATTAACCCGGTTTCGTCAGGCACATGCCGTCCAGCATAGCTAAAGCTCAGAGCCGAAACCGTGGCTGAAGCCGTTGTAGCTGTTGAGATAGTGACTGAAGTGCTGCCATCCCATGCCGCAGTGACATACGTGCCTGAGACAATACCACTGCCTGAGATGACTGAACCGGTGTTAATACCCGTAGCATCAGCTACGACAAGCGTGACAGACCCTGAAGCATAGGCTGCCGTCGTCGTTGTTTTAGGCAGTGAATTGGCCTTTTCTTCAAGCGTGATAGCCCGTGCCCACGTAGTAGTGTCATTAGTCCAGTAGTAAATCGGACCGTTGTTCTCAGCAAAGATCAGGTCATTGCCATAGTTAAACTGTGACCACAAACGCAGCGGAACACCCTGCGGAGTTGAAGAACCCCAACCGCCTGATCCCCACGGAGGACCGCCCCAACCGACGTTGGACGTATAGACAGCGGTACCAGCATCAATGTCGATACTGGCAATAACTAGCGAACCGCCGCCCGTCGCAGACGAACTAGCAGCAGTCGGGGTTACGATCACGAGCGAGTTATCGCCCGGAACTTCTATGATCTCAAACTGCCCATTTAGGGTCAGACTGCCTACCGAAGTGGCACCAGAAAAGGTAACGTAGGTACCCACTGACGAGCCATGCCCCGAGGCAAGAACAGTGACAAAGTTACTACCCGATACAGTCGTAAACGGGTTTTGAGACAGGTTTAAGGAATTACCAAGCGGGGTGATGTCGTAGTACTCACCGCCTAATTCGACGTAGAACTTCTGATTCGTGCCGACGCCCAGCAGGTTAAGTCCGTCGATTGTCACCCAGTTCCATAGCGACCGGGCAACGCCTTTAAATGTAGACAGAATCGTGGAAGAGTTTATCCAGCCACCGATCTTTTGGGCGTAGCCACCACGGAAACGCACCTTGTCTACGACGAAGTAGCCCCCCTCGCCTGCGTAGTTGGTAGTTTCACGGTTAACGCCGGGGCGGAATTCGACCTTCTGAAGTGGCATTACATAACCCCCGACAAGTACAGCGCACGTTCTTCCATACGCCGTTTAATCAGTCCCGGCAGTACTTTACCACCCGCCTTAGTCCATTTCATAAACTCGTCAGCGGCTTCTTCCAGTTCACCACGGTTGGTCTTCATCCGAAGGGAAGAGCGTTGGAGATTGCCAAGACCCACGTTGAAGGCAAAACTGACGAGAGAATCGAAGATTCCTTGATTGCCAACAGCAGCAGGGCAAAGTCGAACCACACCACGCTCAA